ACTTAGTTCTTCCTTTTTCACCACGTTTTGATTCACCATACCGTATGCACATGGATATGTGGCGTGAATACCAAAGAAAATTTGGTAAAGATGCTGATGAAATGTTCTTAAAAGATCATGAAGAATTTTTTGATCTAGCAATTAGCCTTTCACAAAATGTTGGTGGAGTTCAAGCATCTGTTGATGCCGTTTCTGCTACTAGAGCTAATAAAGAACTTGTTTCAACACTTTATGCAACCGAACCATCATTGATTGGTTTGATAGTAAATAACCCTACAGGTTACGATTTTTCCCAAGCAGCTTACGAATGGCAATATGCTACACCAGTTACCCCTGGTTCTAAGCAAACATTTCGTGGTACTTCAGATCCTTTTGAAGTTCAAAGACGAAATGAAGCAACAAAGGGTTGGGTTAAATACAGACAGTTTATGTCTACCCAAATTGAACCAGTTTTAATGGATCGTGGTTTAAGTTCAGTTCGTGATCGTAGAGCAAAAGACCTTGCAGCAATGCGTAATGATTTTATTACCAAACTTGGTACCGAAAATATTTCTTGGCGTGATGACTGGTTGGATACTGACGGATCTAAAACTGGTCGTGTAATTCGTGGTCTTCAAGCAATTTTAAGTGATGAAAAGTTTATGCAAGCAAACGCAAACAATCCTACTTGGAAATCTGTTGCTTTGTATCTTCAATTAAGAGATCAAGTTGCTGATGAATTATCACAACGTAAAGTTAAATCTTTAGGTGCTAAAGCTAATATAGGGATTGCTCAAGCATTTGATGCAGCAGTTGGACAATTAAAACAACAAGATATTGGATTTAGTGATCTTTATGATAGATTCTTATCTAACGATCTTGTTTACGACAAATTTACAGTGGGTGAATAATGGCTCAATATACTAGAGAAGAAATCATTGATATCTTGCGTAGAGCAGGTATACCGGAAAAAGATGTTCCGGTTATGGTTGCTATTGCTTTAGCAGAGTCTATGGGTGATCCTGAAGCCATTGGTGACGAAAATCTTGTTGATAGCAAATGGGACGAAAGCATTGGTTTATTTCAAATACGTAGTTTGAAAAACCCTAATGATCCAAGATTTAATAAAGCAGATAAACTAAGGATTAAAGACAGATTATTTGATCCAGTTTATAATGCTAAAGCTGCTTATGAAATCAGTAAAAAAGGAAAGACCTGGAAAGACTGGACAACTTTTACTGAAGGAACTTACAAGAAATTTATGGATACCAGTCCTTCTCGCTCAAACATTAGACTAGCCGGTGGCGGCATAAAAGGAAGAAGTAAACCAATAGCTATGGCTGAAGAAACAGTAAATGTAACTGAGGAAAATGAAGATCAGTTTTTAGTTCCAGCTGTGGTTGGACGAGGCGGTAGCGCACTTTTAATTCCTAAAGCAAAAAGAGAAGCTAATTCTAAACTAAGTAAAGAACGTAAAAAATTAGATGATTTAATTAAAGATTTTGAAGACTACGGATCTACTGTAACTCAAGAGCAAATTGACAAACAAACAAAAAAAGTTGAAGTTGCAGAAGCAGAGGTAGTTGCTGTTGAAGAAAAAATACAAGAAATAACAGGTAGAAAAGAAAAAGAAGCAAGTAAAGAAAAAGATCTTTCTAGAACTGATACTCAAATTTCTCGTATTGAACAACAACTTAATCAAATAAAATCTACTGGTAAAATGCCAGTTGTCCCTGGTCAAAGAGGTCCATCTTCTACTGCAAAAAAAGGGTACGTTCAAGACCTTGAAAAAAAGCTTAGCGATTTAAGAAGAGAAAAACAAAACTTACTAATTGACGCAGACGTTAAAGCTGTTGAAGATTTTGTACCCAAAACTCCTGCATATGTAAATCCAGCTACAACGACTAATGTTGATGGTTCCCCAAAACCAATAGTTCCTAAAGGTACAGGTGAAACAGTCTACCTTGGTGATGTTGAGACATTTAAAGAAGTACCAATTCCTTCTCTTGGTTTGACAACTGAAACAGGAACAATGTCTGTTTCTGCTGGCACTAACGTACCTCAAGATCGTGTTGCTCTTGAAAATATGTGGTTTAATACCAGTCCTAAAGCACAAGCTTTAGTTAAAAGATTTAAAGATATTTATGCAGCTAAAGGTAAGGTTGCAACTGAGAGTGATTGGAAATCTGCTCTTAACGCAACAGCTGGTGTTAATACAGATAACCCTACCCAAACCCTTTGGGAAACTGCAGAAAGAATGCTTGAAGGTGGTGCCGGCGGTGGCACAGGGCCTTCAGCTAAAGAACTTAAAAACAGACGTGAAGCAATTAAACTTCTTGCAACAGAACTTGGTGTAGAACTTACTGATGGTCAAGTTAATTCACTTGGCTACGATTATGCTAATGGTAATATTGATGCAACAACTGTTAGATCACGTATTGCTGCAACAGGTAACATTAACTTTGCCACAGGTGAAGCAGCTAAAACTATTGATGCATTAAAAGCATCTGCTGCTGCTTATGGTGTATCTTATGACTCTTCTTGGTACAACCAATCAGCTAGAGATATTCTTACAGGTAAAGTTGACAACGATACTGTAACTCAACAACTTAAGGAATTAGCTAAATCACGTTATCCTTCATTGGTTAAGCAAATTGATTCAGGACTTACTGTTAGACAAGTTGCTTCACCATATTTTCAATCTATGGCTAATATTCTTGAAGTTAACCCTAATGATATTACTATGGAAGACCCTACAATTAAACAAGCATTTACTTCGCTTAATACTGATGGTCAACCTTCAACTAAAGCTTTATGGCAATTTGAGCAAGAATTGAAACAAGATCCTCGTTGGAGATTTACTAAGAACGCTCAAACTGACCTTATGGGAACGGCTCGTAAAGTCCTTCAAGACTTTGGATTGGTATCTTAATGGCAACTGATTATAAAAAGAATGCTGCTGAGGCTAAAAGAGTTGTTGCCTCTTTACCTAAGGCTCAACAAGCTGCTGCACAAAAAGTTATTGCTCAGGCTGCTAAAACTGGTGAAGGTGTATCTAATAACGAGTTAGCATTTTTGCAAGCTAATACTTCAAAACTTAGTGCTAAGACTGACCCTAAAGCATTTCTTGGTACCCTTGAACAACGTCAAACATTTTTACAATCTCAACAAGCAGGTGCGGGTGCTGGAGCTAGCACTACCCCACAAATTTCTCCTGAAGAAGCAGCAAGACGTGCAGCGCAAGAAGTTGAAAATGCTCGTATTCAAGCACAAAGAACTGATTGGGTTGAATACACAACTCAAATGTTTAATAACTATGGTCTTGGTACTCTTGCTCCTAAAATTACAGAATATGTTCAACAAGGTTTTAGTCCCGATACTGTAACTCTTAAACTTCAAGAAACACCGGAATATAAACAACGCTTTGCTGGTAATGAATCACGTAGAAAATCAGGATTGTCTGTTCTTTCACCTAAAGAATACCTTGCAACAGAAGATGCGTATCGTCAAATTATGAGATCAACTGGTTTACCTAAAGGTTTTTATGATTCACCAGATGATTTTAGTAAATTCATTGAATCAGATGTTTCCCCAACAGAACTTAAACAACGTGTTGATTTAGCGCAAACTGCTATAGATAACGCTGATCCTTATTACACACGTACCCTTCAAGAAATGTACGGTCTATCTAACGGAGATATGATTGCTCAAGTTCTTGACCCACAACGTGCATTACCATTTATTACTAAACAAGCACAAGCTGTTCAGTTTGGTGCTGCAGCAGTTCGTCAAGGCTTACAAGTTGCAAAACCTGTTGCTGAACAATATGCAGGTATGGGCGTTACAGAGCAACAAGCAGAACAAGGTTTCCAAGCAGTTGCACAAATACTTCCAACAGCTGAAAGACTTGGTCAAATTTATGGACAAAATTACAATCAAGAACAAGCGTTATCTGAAGTCTTTGGTGGACCTATGAGTGCTGATGCAATTCAAAGACGTAGAAGACTTGTAGAAATGGAACAATCATCATTTGCTGGCCGTGCAGGTGTAGGTAGAAGTTCGCTTACACAAGGATCACAAGGCCAGTTCTAAAAGCCTACTAAGCGCACCGGCACTTAGAAGCGTAACAGAAGACCGGTAGTAATAGCCATCACAGATTCCCCTGTTTGTGTATGTGGATTACGACAACTTAATGAAAGGGAGTGGCTGCAATGGCCAACCAATACGAATACGAAGACGAATACGAAGAGCAAGATAACGGCCCAGCCGAACTTCGCAAAGCACTAAGGAAAGCACAAAAGGAACGTGAAGCTATTGAAGCTGAACTTTCTCAACTGCGTTCCGATATGCGTTCTCGTTCCGTCAAAGATGTATTGGCCTCAAAAGGTGTATCAGATAAACTAGCAAAACTTATTCCTAGTGATGTGGACACACCTGAACAGATTGACGCTTGGTTAAACGAATACAGTGATGTATTTGGTATTAAACTAGCTGAACCTGTTCAACCGTCTGTAGATGAAGAAACTGTAAGAGATAATCAACGTATCAACAATGTGACTTCAACAGCACAAAACCCTTCAGGTGAGCAATCACAGCACCAAAAGGTTATGGCTGCGAAGACCAAAGATGAACTTGATCAACTTCTTTTCGGTCAATCACTCGGGCGTTAAATCGCAACTACTATCAACCTTGAAAGAGGTGAACTAAATTGGCCGAAAATTATACAAGCACCAGCACCGCGTCCCTTGGAACTTCCTTGGTACAAACTGCTTATGACCGCTATGTAGAATTTGCGCTTCGTGCAATGCCACTTATCCGTGACGTTGCAGACAAGAAGCCAACCCAACAGGCAATGCCAGGTTCATCTGTCGTATTCCAATTATACACAGATCTATCAGCCGTAACCGGCACATTAACTGAAACAACTGATCCAGATTCAGTTGCCTTGGGTAACACAAGCAACGTAACCGTAACTCTTAACGAATACGGTAATGCTGCTATCGCAACACGCAAGTTAGAACTGTTCTCATTGTCTGATGTTGATCCAGCTATTGCTGACATCATCGCATTCAATATGGCAGATTCTATTGACGGTTTCGCACAAACAGTGCTACGTCAAGGTTCAAACGTTATTTACTCAGGTGGTGGATCAACAACTACTGGTGTAACCGGTGGTGCAGCTTCACAAATCACTTCAGCAAATATCCGTAGAGCTATTGCTAAATTGCGTTCAAACAAAGCTGTTCCACGTGTTGGTGAACTATACTGGGTTGGAATACATCCAGAAGTTTCACACGACTTACGTGCAGAAACAGGCGCAGGTGGATGGCGCGAAGCACACGTTTACAACGAATCAGGTGCTGGCAATCTATGGCCAGGATCTATCGGTGTTTACGAAGGTGCAATGTTCGTAGAATCCCCACGTATGTACAACGCTACAGACGGTGGATCAAGCGCAAGAGTATTCCGCACAATCCTTGCTGGAAAGCAAGCATTGGCTGAAGCTGTTGCCGAAGAGCCACACGTAGTGATTGGTCCTGTGACCGATAAGTTAATGCGTTTCCGTCCAATCGGATGGTACGGCGTTCTTGGATTTGCTCGCTACCGCGAAGCTTCCTTGTACCGCATTGAGTCAACCTCAAGCATCAACAACGCCTAATTTAGGCAAACTTGTAGCCCCCATTGGAAACGGTGGGGGTTACACCCTTTAAGGAGAACAATGGCTTATTACTTTTTACCACCTACTGTTGAAGAAGGTCCTGCCGGTGGTGGCGCATTGTTTTTTAGATATAAGTTAACTAGGGCTAATAGTGTTTTACAAAGAACTGACGGTTCTTATTATAGTGTTCGTACACCAAGCGTTGAGGAAACACAATCCGCTTTGTACTACTATCCTGGCGGTCACGCCAATTTGATTTCTGATTCTGAACGTACAAGTTTAATTGCTGCCGGTTACGGCGCTTACATAATAGAGGAATAGATGACACCAGGTAGATATAATATTAAGGTTTATCAAGGCTCAACTTTTAGTCTTGCACCGCAGTGGAAAATTGATGGCACATATGTGAATGTGACTGGTTACACTGCTGCTATGAGTGTTAAAAATTCACCTACTTCTGTTTCAACAATTATTGAACTTACTTCTGTTAATGGTCGTATCACTGTTGGTACTACTGATGGTAAGTTTACTTTGAATCTTTCTGCTGCTGAGACTACTGCTTTGGTTGCAGGTAACTATGTTTACGACCTTGAGGTTACTTCTCCTGGTGGAACTGTTACACGTTTGTTAGAAGGTGGCTTTATCGTTTACGAGGGAGTTACCTCTTAAATGGCCGAAGTTGTAGAAATACCTAGCAGTACTACTGTTTTAAATATTAACACTCAACAACCCTCAACTACTACTATAGAGTTGCAAGAATCTACTACAACTCTTGATGTTTTGTATGATGAGACTGTTGTTGTTGAGGCTGGTCTTATTGGTCCTCAAGGTGTTGAGGGTTCTGTTGGCCCAACGGGTGCAACAGGTCAATCTATTACAGGAGCAACAGGTGAAACTGGTGCAACGGGTGCAACGGGTTCTCAAGGCATACAGGGTATTACTGGCCCTACAGGTTCAACTGGCGCTGTTGGTGCTACTGGAGCAACTGGTGACACCGGTGTTACAGGCCCAACTGGTTCGCAAGGTTTGCAGGGTGTCACCGGTTCTACTGGTAGCACTGGACCGACAGGTGCAACAGGTGAGACTG